AAATGAGGAATACAATGAAATATTTAACAGCACTACTATCACTTTGTGCATTACCAGCATTTGCTACTGTAGATATTACAGGAAGTGTAGCCGCTAAGTGTGTTATTCAAGCAGACAAATCTGGTGTGTATGGAAACCCTATTGCCAGTAAGTTAAGCACAACACCTTCAGATGGTGGTATACTACCTGTAATCAGGTTTGATGTATCTATTGCAGATTCTTATACGGCTAATATAACTCACCCTACATCCTTTAGCTCTTCACCCAACCTTACAGATACACTTACATGGACAGGTAGTACCACTGTAACTAAAACTTCTGTGTCAGGGATGTCTGCATACAATGGTGCTAAAGTAGTAGTAGGTAATACTACAAAATTTAACCTTACACTAGCAGGGTCAACATGGTTCTCTACTGCATCAAGCGCAGTATATGGATCAGCTAAACCTTTGCCGGGAGGTACATACACTGCAGTTGTACAGGCTACTTGTATTGCTAAGTAAACTAATCATAGCATTTATGGGTTGGGCTACTGTTGTTTCTGCACATGAAATGACACCAGCCTACCCAGTGTTAAAGCCTACGTATGTTGCAGGTGTAGTTAAAGCAGAGATGTCTATATTTAACTCACGAGAAGATGTAGAGTATTATCAGATAGATTTGTTTGATTTGAACTGGACAAACATGCCATTCTCGTCTAAGTATAGGATCATCAAAGTAGGTTATAAAGAACGTAAAGATTTTATTGTGTATATACGTGAGTTAGATTTAGATGAAGCTACATACATTTGTACTACATCAAAGGTAAAGAAGAACACAGACTCAAGAACTCTGGTTGTCTCTAGGATATGCTCACGTATTGATGGTGTACCTGCATGAGATTAGCATTGGCATTATGTGTCGTAGCTAGTTCAGCAATAGCTGAGAGTAACAACCTAGCTCTAACACTACCTAACCCACCAATGAACTATCAATCAGATAGATTTAGGGCAGGTAACTTAGACTGTAGTAATGCTGTAGGTGGTGGTGTAAACTTAGAGTTTGGTGTTACAGGTGTAGTCAATAATGTAGGTGGTACATTTAGTCCATCAAGTTTTGCACATCAAAGTAAAGATGTAGGAGTATATGCCCGTGTTGTTATACCTCTTGATAAACCTAAGTCTCGTATTAATTGTGACGACTTGTATCAGGTAGAGTTAGCACAACGTAGGCTAGAGATACAGCAACTACGTAATGAGCTAGAAGCATTGAAGAACCTGCAACAGTCAGGTGGTATGGACTTTGAGAACTAATGGTAGATTTAACAAACGTTGAAAGCCTAGCAGATAAAGAAGTAAAAGCTGGTGGTGTAAAACTAACAGCAAGTTCCGTATTAGCTATACTAGCTTTCTTATCTACAGTAGTTGGTGGTTTGTATGGTGGCTTCACTCTATACCAAAAGATAGAAGAAGTTGCAGGGTTAGACCTAACTGCATATCAACAACAGATGGATGTAATGGATGCTAAGGTGTCAGGTATATCTGAGAAGGTTGAAGAAAGTGTAGAGTACACTAGAGATATTAAGAATGGTCTAAAGGATGATCTGTTAAGAATAGAACAACAGACAGACCGAGTAGAAGATATGGTACGTGATAATGAAGACAAGGTACGTTCCATGATAGACGATGCTGAAGTAAGATTTGAGAATCAACGAGAACGTGTAAGAGTATCACAGTCTTCAGCAATGAAAGAGTTAGAAGATAGGCTAGTAACTAAATTACAACGTGCACTAGATAATCCACTAGCAGACTAAGTTAATGCTTGACACAGATATTAAGATAGAGTATAATTTGTCACATGACAACATAAGGAAGATAGAAGAATGATGCAGTTCAAAGGATTTAAACCACAGGCTATGCAACGCATTGCAGGTAACTTAGGTTATCAAGGTGATATGAGTGGCTTTAATGATTACTTAAATCAGAACCCTGATAAAATGAGTAAGATGAATATGTATCAAAACAAGGCTATGGAAATGGCTAAGGGTGGTATGGTAAAGAAACCTAGCTATGCTGTTGGTGGTGTAACTACAGCAGCTACTGGTTCTCAAATGTTAAATCCTTTTGAAGGACCTATTGATGGTAAGCAAAGCCCAGATGTAGATCAGGGTTTTTATAACTCACAGGAATATAGAGACTTCCAAAATGATCCCGGAAACAGGGTAGGTACACAAGATATGTATGATAGCCCTTACTTTGGTTCTATGGGTTCTGGAAGTATTGGTAAAGCACAGGATAGAGCATACGAAGCTTATCTAGCTAATCAAACTGCAAGAGCAACAACAGACCCTCGTAACTCAGTGGGTGGTGTACCACAGACAGGTGCATATGAAGGTCAGTCTATATCTGAGTTAATGGCAGAACGTGCACTTGATCCATCACTTGCATATGGTGCTACCATACAACCTGTAGGCACAGAAATAACTGCTGATCAAATGATTGATCCTCGTAGTGGGCAGGTAACAGGTGATATATCTACTCCTGTAACTACCGCTACTGTTGCACAATCAGACGCAGTAATACCTAAAAGTGCGACTACAATGACTGCAACTACAGCTTCAGATAAAGTTGCAGATGAGGTAGCTAAAACACAAGCGGCTACAGGTACAGTTAATCCACAAGCTATTGTAGATGCTAAGACTGCAACTGCAACTAGTGTAAGTGAGCTAGATGCGGCACAAGGTACATCCATATTAATGGAGAACCCTGTACAGCGTAAGATTGAGAATGGTGAACTAATAAGTGGTGTAGCTAATGCTGAAACTGCATCTAAATTTACAGAAGAAGTACAAGCGGCTACTGCAACACCATCTCAAAAAGCTACTGTAGCAGGTCAGCTTGACACATTAATGTCAAACTTTGAGGGTGGAGCTACACCAGCATGGGCTGCAGGGGCTATGAGGACTGCTACAGCGACTATGGCGGCACGTGGTTTAGGTGCTAGTAGTATGGCAGGTCAAGCCATTGTACAGGCCGCTATGGAGTCAGCATTACCTATCGCAATGGCAGATGCACAGACACAAGCATCTTTTGAAACACAGAACTTGTCAAACAGACAACAACGTGCTATGCTTGCGGCACAACAACGTGCTACATTTATGGGTCAAGAGTTTGATCAAGCATTCCAATCACGTGTTATGAATGCTAGTAAGATTAGTGATGTAGCTAATATGAACTTCACTGCGGAACAACAGGTTGCTCTTGAGAATAGTCGTAATGCTAACACTGTTAATATAGCTAACCTGTCAAACAGACAAGCTTTAACTATGGCTGAAGCGGCGGCATTGTCTAACTTAGATATGGCTAACTTGAGCAATCGTCAGCAAGCGGCAGTTATGAATGCACAATCATTTATGCAAATGGACATGGCTAACTTGAGTAATGAACAACAGACTGAAATGTTTAAAGCACAGCAACAGATACAGTCATTGTTTACTGATCAAGCGGCAACAAATGCGGCGGCACAATTCAATGCATCCAGCCAAAACCAAACAGATCAGTTCTTTGCTAATTTAGCTACACAAGTATCACAATTTAATACTGCACAAGCTAATGCACAGAACCAATTTAACGCAGGTGAGCTTAACGCACAGAATAGATTTGCCGCAGAGATGATGAACCAACGTGACCAGTTTAATGCACAGAATAGATTAGTAATTGATCAGAGTAATGCACAGTGGCGTAGACAAGTTGCTACTGCAGATACAGCATCTATAAATCGTGCTAACGAAATAAACGCACAGTCTGTACTAGACATATCTAATAGTGCATATAATGATTTGTGGGCATATTATGATGATAGTATGGAGTGGGCATGGAAGAGTGCTGAAGGTGAACGTGACAGAATAATGTCTCTTGCTATGACTAAGTTAAGTATAGATGCTAACGCAGATATTGCCGCACTAAAAGCAGATACTGAGTCTGCATCCTCTTGGGGTGGTTTAATGGCTACAATGTTTACATCTAAAATTGGTGGCGATAGTTTACTTGGCAAGGGCTTAGGCGCATTGTTTGGATAATAGAATAGCGAATAATAAGGAGTATATTAATCATGGATATTAACCCTGCTGTTAGAGCATACACTAACGTATATATAGAAGAAGAGAACGATATGCCCGAACAAAAACCTAGTATGGGGTTACTTTCTCGAAGTCTTAAAAGTAAGTCTGTGGATAAGACTACTCCTAAAGAACCAAAGGATAGCGTATATAATTATGTAAAGACTATCCGTAAAGCTAGAAAGAGAATCAAAAATGGCTGAACAACCCTCCTTTAGTTACCCTATACCCGGTGAAGGTATGACCTCTGAGGTTGGTTCTAGGCCGTGGCAGAATCCTCCTAAGTATAAAACTGTAGAAGAAGCTCTCGACTTTTATATACCAAGATTGACTTCTGATGAAGTGTATGATGCACTGTTAGATAGCATGGAGTTAGGTATACCATTAACAACTATGGCAGATTCTATGCAATCAATAGCTGTTATGCAAGGACTGCACACTATTGATGTTGGTATACTAGCTATACCAGTTATAGTAGAAATGTTAGCTTTTATAGGTGATAGTGCAGGTATTGAGTATACACTAGGTACAGAAAGTGCTATAGATGAAGACACGATTAGTGAATCTAAGATTGCATTAGCCATGAAAAAGATGCGTGAAAAATTACCTAAAGCAATAGATGATATTAAAGTTGATGATGAACCTGCCATGCCTATGGAAGAAACAGTTGACAATGATGAACCACAACCTAGTGGTCTTATGGCGAGGAGAATGTAATGGGTTTTAATTTACAAGCGTTTGGTGCTGGCTTCGCTAAAAAACTTACAGAGAATATAGATGCTGAGACAACACGCCAAGCTACTTTAGATTCACAGATAGAGCTTATATCTAAAAGACATGAGATGGAAAGAGAGTCTAAGCGTGTAGATGATCAAGCAGAAGCTGATGAAATAGCAGATAGCCTATCTCTATATTATAAGCCAGATCAAGTAGAGAGTATAATGAAGGGTGGTAAACGTGGTATTGCCCATGCTGTTAAAAGAGCAGAGCACTATACTGAAAAAGGATTTGATCCTTCTACTATGTATACTATGCCTAACAACGATATTTCTAGTATGGATACAGCAGGTACAACAAGTATTGGGGATGTGTCTAAAGTATCAGGTGTACCAGAAGGTATGGATGGGGATACTTTTGTAAGTAGGTTTAAGACTATTGAGCCGACTAAAGAGTTTAAAACTATAGCGGCATTCCAAGTTTCTTTATTACAAGAACGTATTGATGCAGGTACTGACCCTGATAAAATTGCTATTGTAGATGAAAAAGAAAAACAATTTTTTGCACAAGCCTCTAAGTTAGAGAATGCTAAACGTAAACCAGAAGATACAAACCCTGTAAATTTTTACACAAACACAGATAGGTTTAAATTAATAAATGGTATGCGTGAACTTGCTCGTAATAATAGAGAGCTTACAGTAGGCGAAGGTGGAAAGTTAATGGGTGACTATAGAGGTTCTAATAGACTTTCCTTAGCAGAGTTAGATGCTAGTTTAAGTTTAAAAACACAAAATAATTTAGTAGGACAAGAAGAAGTTTTATACAATGAAATAAAATCTATGACAAATAACGCTCTTAACGCACTTGACGCTTATGCAAAAGCAAACTACAAAAAAGTTAAATCCAATAAGGTTTTTGAAAACAAAGAAGAACTACAAAAAGAAGTAGGGCTAGGTAATATAGGTGTAGGAGATACCTATATAGTTAAGCTACCAGTTAACGGTGGTGAAATGTATGCTACAGGTACTTATATAGGTACAAATTATACAGATATTGGAATAGAAAAAAGCTACAGGCTAGCTGATTGGTTGCCTAATTATACTTCTGATGCAGCAAGACCTTAAAAGGACACACTAAATGGAAGAAGAAGATAACATTTTTGGTGAGTTACCACCGCTACCTAGCGCAGATGAACTTACATTAGATTTTGAAGAGCCAGATAGTGAAGATTCTTTTGGTGATTTACCAGAGTTACCTGAGCAAGAAGAAGAAGATGATGTATTCGGTGTATTGCCAGTACTTGAAAGTGAAGACTATTACAGGACTATGGATGCTAGTACTGTAGAAACTAGTGATGGACAAATATCAGATGAACTTGACCCACGTTTATCCGCACAAATAGAAGACGGTTTGGGTGATGCACAAGCATACCAAGATGATGCTATGAAAGATGCACAAGCACAGATAGATAATTATAATATACGATTTGCAAATGCACAAGCATATGATGAGAAGTACGGGACACAAACAGCACTGACAATGCCTAAGCCACAAGGTACAGAGCTTACAAGCACATTAGCAGAGACACGTGGTCAACACTTTAGAGATGCTGTAAACTCAGTAAACCAAATATTAGATGGTGATAATGCTCTACGTGCTAAACTTGCAGATTCTATGCTAGACATAGGCATGGGTGCAACAGATATTAATGCTATTATAAATGGTGCTGAGTTCACACCATTTCTTGGTGCGGCAATGGGTTTGCTGGATGTGCCTGAGAACTACAGAGAGTCTAAAGCTGCTTGGGAGAGGGGCGATTGGGGCGAGGCCGCTAAATTAGCAGGTATAAACATATTAGAGCTAGGGGCATCTGCATTAGGTACAGGTGCTGTAGTTCGTAAAGGCAAAAAGTTTATTAGTGATCGTGGTGTTAGTAAACAAATGGAAGCTATCCTTGAGGCTGATGACGCTGCTATACAAGCTAAACGAGCAATAGCAAAGAAGATAGCACAAGATAATAAATCACTATCACAACAGTTAATAAAAGAGTTTGAGGATTCTACTGGTAAGGTTATATCTACAGGCAAAGAAGGTAGTAAAGTAATAGATGGCGGACTAGCACGTACTGCAGGTAGAGAAGTTTCTCAAGATGTAGTTGAACTACAAACATCTATAGCTGAAAGATATGCGGCTATTGAAAACTCTGGTGGTGCTGGGGCAATATCTAAAAAAGAACAGTTACGTAAGCAACGTGAAAAAGATGCTTTATATAGAGAGACAGGTATAAGTGAGACACAAGCATATAGTGGTATAACAGACGAGGTAGATGATTTAGTTAGCCCCCTACTTATACCAGAAAAATTTGATGCTGTTGTAGCACTTGCTTCTGACTTTAAAAAAGCACACCCTGATGAGTTTAAAAAAGGTGAAAGTATAATAGACAGTTTATTTAGATTAACTGTTGATAATAAGTTAATAGATAGCCAAGAACTTGCAGATTCTCTAGCTAAGTATGGCCTGAGTTTTGACGATTATGTTCTAACAGTTGTAGGTTCTGGTTCTGAAGCTGGTAAAATACTAAACAAGTTATCTCAGATAAGACGTGCAGGTTCTTTAGATGAAATATCAAATGCACAAGAACGTATGATTGAAAAAGGACAAGGTGAAGTACTAAAAGCATGGCGTAGGATTGAAAACATGCGACGTGGTACTATGGTTTCTATGGTAAAAACTGCGGCACGTAACTTTCAATCTGCTATGATAAGAACTCCTATGGAAGCCTTAGAAAATATTTTTGATACTACATTATTAAAGATGTCAGAAGAGTTCGCAGACGTAGAAGGTAATGGTAAATTAATATCAAGCGCAAAGGCACTAGCTACAGGAGCTAAAACTTTTGTATCACCTTCTAATTGGAAGGGTAGTACAAGAGCTTTACAGAGGATGTACGCTAACCCTTTACAAGCAAAAGAAATAACAGATTATTTACTAGACAGACCTGAGTTTAGTAAACAGTTTACTGCACTATTTGATAATATAAACGAGTATCAAACAGCCACGGGTAGAGGTAAGGGTGGTGCTACAGACGCTATACTAAGTAAGGGTGAAGACGTAGTTAATATGTTGAATGTACCTAACAGAATACAGGAGTTTGTTATTCGCCGTGGTGTATTTATGGGTGAGCTTGAACGCCTAGTATTAAGAGACTATAATGTAGAACTAATGGATGTTCTAAAGAAAGGTGACTTGAATGAGTTAATGTCTAACTCTACTAAGTACAGACCCAAAGGAGCTGCACCATTCGCACAACTTATAGAAGATAGTACACGTAGAGCTTTAGATGTTACCTACGCTAAAGCACCTGATGTGCCATTGTTTAATGAAGTTTCTAATTTCTTAACACGAAATGGTTTAACGGCATTCACTACACCATTTCCACGATTCATGTTTAACTCTATAGAGTTGATGGGTCAGTATTCTGCAGGTGCATTTAACCCTGCCCTTAAACGTATATTTACAGGTAAAAAAGGTCCGTTAGATGCTAAAGATAGACAAAATATATCACGTAATATAAGTGGTTTATTGGGATTTACCGCCGCATATCAATATCGTATATCAGGCGATGCACCAAAAGACTACAAACAGATCAATGCTGATGAGGGTAACGTTATAGATGTAACAGCACAATATCCTATGAGACAATTTTTATGGATGGCAGAAGCTGTAAAGAGACTTGATCCTGACGTACAGAAATATTTACCCCAAGCTAAGGTAGGTAATGCTGTTAGTTCATTAATGGGTAAACCCAAAGAAACTGGTAGAGGTACTTTTGATGATTGGTTTGATCCTAAAGAAGCTATGGAAACTTTTGTAGGAGCTTCAGCAAGAACAGGTGCATCTAATATTTTTATAGATGAAATTTCAAAAATACTTAGTGGTAAAGACGACTTAATAGGTAATGAAAGAAAAAGTAAAGCTTTAGGTAGATTGATAGGTGACTATTTAACCACTTGGGCTATACCACTAACACAAGTTGTTGAGCTGCAAAGGGCTACAGGCTTACGTCCCTCTACTTATATAGACAGTGCTACAGATGAAAGCCCCACTGTATTGGGTGGTATTAAAAGAACTTTTGCACAACGTGGGGTTAGTACTTTGTTTACTCCAAGTAAAGAGTTTGTTGATAGAGAAAGGGAGTTTGTTTTTTCTGATGATAAAGAAAGGACAGGTCTGTTTGGTAGTTTAGGGTTAGGTATAACTAAGTTTACTAAGAATGAAGAATACGGTGAGTACCTCACAGAAAAAGGATTTACTGAGTTTAAAGTAGGCAGTAGGTCACGTGTACCTTCTATACGTAGAGCAGAAAATAGAATGCTCAAAGACTTTTTGCCTTTGTTAGTTGAGAATGCAACAGAAATAGAAAAAGATTTACGTAAAGAATATAAGTCTTTAGACAAAGATGATCCATCTAAAACTAAATATACAGAAGATCAGTACGTAAATAACTATTTAGTACCTGTATTAAAAACAGATATTAGTAAGGCAAAAGCAACAGTTAGTGTAGAGATGTCAGAAGATACAGAAATTAAAACTGTATTTATGGAGAAACTACGAAGGTTAACACCTAGCCAACGAAGATTTGCAATGTCTGAGTTCTTTAAAGAAGAAGGTCACATTGCATCTCTCACTGATGAAGACGATATTGGTGCGCTAGTAGCAATAGGTAAAAGTTTAAAGTAATATTTAAAACAATTAATAAGAAAAAGGGGCAATTAAGCCCCTTCTTTTTTGTCTATCGTTTGTCTCCGCTACCACCTATAGTGCCAGCTTCTTTACGTGCAGCGAGTTTGTTTATGTTATCACCTGCAACCTTACCTAATGTCAGATTAAGATCAGTAGCTAGTGCAGCACAATACCACAGAACATCTCCTAGTTCATCAGATATTTGTTCACGCCAATCTGGTGGCCTGTTAACTGGTCCGTCACGTATTAGTTTCTTCACTTTATTTGCAATCTCACCTGCTTCACCTGCTAAACCAAGAGCAGGGTATAAGATTTTGTACTGATCGTCATATATAGCAGTATCAGATGCGGTAGTTTGGTACACGTTAAACTCTACCATGTTGTACTTCTCCTTCATAAATTGCTCTGCTTCTTGTTCTAAGTTCATTGGTAGTTACCCGTTTTAAATTGTCATAGAAGGCTTTACTATACCCTCTATTCCACTCACGATACTGCATAGTATCTTCACTGAATGGGTTCTTGGTACTACCACGTTTAAAACTACTGTATCCCATTTGATGTTGTAGCTTTAGCGGTGCGTCATACTTACCCAGACCACGTGATTCTCTTGTACGTTTAATCATAAGGATTATCCTATGTTATTCCTTCTTAGGTTCTTCAGTCTCTGGTGCGTCTAACTCTTCCTTTAGTTTAGCCACCAGTGTTTCATTAGTGAACTTGAGACAGTGTATCTCGTAGTTCTTTTGTGATTGGATATTATTATTGATTGTGATCTCTTGTAAAAGATTCTTCTGAGTATCTGTAAAATCATCTGATTCATATTCAACCTCATCTATCGTTACTTTAGCCATTGTGATTCTCCTTCATATAGGTTAGTAGTGATTCATAACCCCCGATGTATGAGCCGTCGGGAGCATATATTTGCGGTACAGTTTTGTACCCTGCCTTTTTTAATAAAGACAGTATCCATTTTGAACTGCCTGATTCCACATTATACTCTCTGTAATTTTGATTGTAAAGATATATTAAATCTTTTGACATATTACAAAAGCTACAATTGTCTCTGGATATTACCACAAACATTATACTAAGTCAACAATCTCACAGCTATCTCCAGAACATGCTAGTGTTTGGCTACCTGCTGTGTTGTCTTCTTGTTCGTACTCAGATAGTTCACTCCAATCAATAGATGAAGGCATAGACCCTAGTAACTCTAGGTATGTCTTCTCTTCTACATCTTGGTAAGGTGCTTGCTGATACGTGTGTTCATTAAATGGTAAGAATGATACACCTGACATTTCATCAAAATGTTTGTACACAAATGCACCTACCTCAAACCACTCGTTATTCTTTACGTTAATCGTAACAGATGGTTTGTGTTCACACCATGATCTCTGATAGGCTAACCACATCTCTAGCTGTTCTATAGCAGACATGTCAGAAGTAACTGTTGCACCTTGTGGAGCTTTCATAGGGAAGCTAAACACAGTAGTCTGATCAGGCTTCATTACATCTGGCTCGTTAGGTATACCTTGATCAATCATGAACTGTGTCAACGGGTCTTTGTTGTCTCCACGTACAGTGCGAATATAATAGGCTGAGTGACGAGCGTGTATGCCACTGCTAGAGTCAACCAGTTGGCTGACAGTACCGCTTGGTTTAACACAGCTGATAGCAGTACTGACAGGGATATCAAGGCGTTCAGCCCACTTAGCATTAGTAGCAACGGCGATTTGTTTGAGGTGTTCAAGAGTTTTCTCCAATCCTTTGTTAGCTTTTGTGGTTAATGGGTTGTCCATAATACCTGTCATAGACACACCAAGTAATCTTTCTTCTTCTGTATTAGTTTGCCATGACTTACGTAAGTATGGAAACTTAGTGAATGATGATTGTATTGTACCTAAGATAGTAGCTATACGTACCTTACGTTCTAAGTCTTCTGTAGTATCATTAGCTCTTACAACTACCTCTGTTAAATTGCAGAACTGGTTCGGGCGTAATATTATCTCACTGCAAGGATTCGTCCCGAACTCATAGTTAGGATCACGTCTACCATTCTTAGCTGCTTGTTTCTTAGATGCTTGTCTGTTGAAGATACCACGTTCACCTGAGCCTGACTCAACTAACGCCATCCACTCACGCATGAAAGATAAACTGTCAGGCTTCTCAGTGTATGACACAGAGTTGTTAGCCAAGGCACGTTGAGGGTCGTTGTCCCACCATGAGCCTGATTTAGCGTGTCTCATACGATCATCAGATAGATTAGATAGAGAGATCATAGCTGATCTACGTACACCACCAACTACAACTACCTCACCAATCTTACACATGATGTCGTGACATTCTAGTGATGATAGCTTACGTCCTTTGGCATCCTTGAATGTCTTGATTACAAAGTTAAACAGATCAATCAAAGGCATAGGACCTGATGCTCTACCACCAAATGTCTTTAGCTTTGCACCTGCAGGTCGTACCTTAGACACATCCCACTTAGGTATCTCACCACTGTATAGTAGGGCAATCATCTGACGTAGTGACTTAGCCCAACCTTCTTTGCTATCCTTAACTACAATAGTTGTTTCACTATCATACATATTCTCAGGTACTTCTGGTAATTTAGTTACAGACTGACGTTCTACTGAGAACCCAACACCTGTACCACACAACAGAATAAACATAGCCTCATCAAAAGATTTAACATCGTCTACTGCTAGGTACGAGCAATTGTAACCTGCTGTATTGTCACGTGCTAAAGCTGGACCAGCAGTCATTAATGCTCTCATAGAAGGCATCACTTCTAATCCTAGTATAGCCTGTTCAATCTCTGCTATCTGCTTAGGTTTATCACCCAATGCAGGTCGCACTAGGTTCTTCATGTATCTTCCTACTGTTTCTGACCACGTTTCTCTACGGCCTTCATCCTCAAGCCAACGTGCATAACGTGACTTGTGTATGAAAGATTGATAGTCAGTTGGTAAATGGTTATTCATATTCATACTACTCCACTATTGTTTTGATTGATTGGATTTCCATCCCGTCAACATCATATATAAACTCTTTTAATGCGTCTTCTACTTCATCGTCTATCTTCCCATCTACAGGTACAGGATATTCATCTTCATCTAGATCAAGAGTTAGAAATATTTTTACTATCATATCATTGTCCCCCTTAATGAAACTTAACGTTGATTATATTTTTATCTACACTGGTTATGTCTGGTTTCTTTTTAGTTTTCTCTTCTGGTAACTCTGTTAAGATACCTTCACTCTTAGCTTCCTCTACTATCTCACTTAGTAGATCACGAACTTCTGCACTCTCTTCCATAGCAGGTATAGAGGCACAAATCATCTGAGTTAGATGTGTAAGTTGGTAGTGATCATTATCATTCATCACATTATCTTCTGTAGATATAGTGCCTACCATCAACTCTCCTGTCCAGTTACCCTTCTCATCTAAAAATGGAGATAGCTTGATAATATAATCATTAGGATGGAAATCTATTAATACATTCTCTTCATTCATGTCTGCGCTATCCTCTCTTTATCTTTTTGTATGGGCAGTTAATTAAATCTGGATGTTTATCTTTACCTTTTTCTTTTAACCACTCCAATGGAATGATACGATCATGATACTGTATACCATTCTTCTCACACCATTGTCCATAGCTAGTTTTAGCACCCTTGCTTATTTTAGAACGACTGTTAGTAAATATAAATCGTATATCTAACTTAGGGTGTTGCTTCTTAATTAACAAATGTTTACGGCGATCTGCAGCTTTAAACATTCCCTTTGTCTCAATTATAATGCCGTTCTTCAATACAAAGTCAGGGGTATAGGTGCGGTACATAAGGTCTTCCCATTCAATCTTGATCTCCTCATATTTGAATGGCATCTCATGCTCAATTAGATAGTCTCTTGTCTTGACCTCTAACCCACTCCTATACCCATGCTTCCTTGCGGCAGCGTACTGCTTTGCCTTCATAGTTTAACCCTCGTTTATAGTAATATAACTTACTGTTGGTTTAACTCTAGCTTGAGATACTTTAGATGGTAGCTCCTGTAACTCTGGGAAACATTCAAACCTAAAGTCACAGAACTTACAGTTAGGATTTAGAATAGTGTTACCTGATGGCTTACCCCGAAACGTTTCTGGTACGGGATTGAAACATCTTTTAAACTCATTCTTATTAACTGTGTCTACAGTGTCTTGTATCTTAGCTATCTCTGCATCCAAGTCAAGTCCATCGGCAGGTACATACTTGATGTTACCATTAGCCTTGTTGACTACCCACCAACCACCAGCTTTCTTACCAGTAGCCTTTGCATAACCTGCAAGCTGACCAATGTAACCAAAGGAATCACCCTTACTGAGTGTATCATATGACTCAAACTTGTTACGATATGACCAATCAGATGCTGACTTAACATCATCTAATGCATCATCCATAATAAGATCGTATGATCCATGGATTGTGTCTTCATTTAATTCGAGTTGAACAAAGTTATCTTCATCCTCATAGGCTACACCTGCTTCTGTAATAATACCTTTGAATGCAGCTTCAACTATGTCTCCAAGTAACATGTTCATCACAAACGTTGTCGGTTTGGGCAACGCTTTCTCTGGCTTGTTCTTAGCAAACCAAAGCTGACAAGTAGGCTTACCTATGTTAGACATACGCAAACGAAACTCCTCACGGCTGTTGCCCCCACCGAACTGGCGGCGTACTGAATCCATTACATCATTACCAATCTGTTGTATTGTCTCTTCAGACATACTAGATTTACCAGATGTAGCATCTTCAAGATACTGATTTATCGCCAGTTCAGCAGGGTGGTTCATTATACGAAGTCCTCTGCGTCAATGTCCACGAAGGCTTCAACAGTATCTGTATCTACATCTTCGTTCTTGTGCATGTTCTCATTCCATGCATTGAGAATATATGTATTGTAGTTCTCAATCCACGCAACAAAGTTAGCAAAGACTGCTTGTGACTCATTGTCCATGTCTAGTGTGTTAGACAAGTCAATGTCAGTCTCTGGTACATAGAAACTGCTACCATTTGGTAGTGGTACTTCCTTAGTAGTAGAGGTAATGTAATGCTGTGGCGGTAGCCTACGCATCTTAGACAACTTAGCAAACTGTTCACCCAATGTTTTGAATGCATCACGATTGTCAATCTCCCAGATGAATGCAGTAGTATCTACATCAACAGGATTACCATCAGCATCAGTAGGATTAACCAACTCTACTGTGCCAAACAAAGCACGCACACGTTTGATTGACTTGATTAAGTCTTTCATACTGTCAGGTAGTGCTGCCCAATCCTTGATGAACCCTGCAGGTTTACCACAGTTGAAGCCACCATCGTTGTCTTTCATGTCACTGTTAAGATCATTAGCCATGACAGTCTTGACGAACTTGTTAGGTGTCTTATCACTACCCTTGACAAACTTCTTGTACATAAATCGCTGTAGGAATGGTCGTATAGATACTTTATCAGCGTAGTACGTAGGACCATCTGGTATCTCTAGTTTGTATGCACCACCACCAATGACTTCTACGTTCTTCATCTTACCTGCAATCTCTTGCTGACCCATGATGGGTGTATGGTGAATGCGTAGACGTGCCAATGTACTAGCTGACTTGCTAGTCTTAGGTGTATCAGCACCCATACCCATTGCTTGTGCCATCTCTGCAAAGTTGTTTGTATCTACTGTTGTTACTGTGTTCATATGTCTTATCTCCTATATATGTTTATCAGACGAAAGGTAGTTATATCACACTACGTCTTTTGTGTCAAGCCAGTTAGGGCCAATTTTTGCTTCTAATAATAATGGTATGTTAAAGTCCAGTGACCACTTCTTATTTACTATAGGTATCAACTTGTCGTTGGCTACCTGTATGATCTTCAATACTATTTCCTCTTCATCTGGGTGTATGTCAATTACAATTGAATCGTGGACTGTGTTCACAACACAACTGTGTAACTTGTTAGCCGTAAGTAACTTATCTATATAGATCAAAGATATAGGTACTATGTCGGCAGTAGCGAACGATTGTACTGGATAATTTTTAATCTGTGTGAAATATGTCACACCTCCAAATCGTCTACGTTGTACATCGGGGAATGCAAACTCACGCCCTGATGGTGTCGTTATCTTGCCAGTGTTTAGTGCTTCCTTGGCAAGTGCAGTATGCCACTTAGCAATACCTGCATACTTAGTAGTGAACTGCTTGTAGTATGCAGCTTCAGCTTGTGATCTACCAAAGCCACTAGCTCCATACAAGGGAGCAAACGTGTGTGCCTTGGCTTCTTGTCGTGACATAGGCTGACCTGCATCTGTAATAACTTTAGCTGTATAACTATGCACATCAAAGCCTGTAGTAACCTCGTCAATGGCAGTCATATCTTGTGATAAGTATGCAGCAACTCTGAACTCAAGCTGTGCAAAGTCAGCTTCCATTATCTGCCCACCTTTCCAACGTGACACAAACACCTTCTTAACAGGGAATGTACCGCCACGTGGCATGTTCTGCATGTTAGGGTCAGCACCTGATAGTCTGCCTGTACCTGTACGATGCTGTAATAAACGTACATGTAGTAGGCCATCAGGCTTGACGAAGTTAGCAATACCTTCAACAAAACTACTGAGGTAAGTCTCAACTGCAGACAACCTACGTACATTACGTAAAAATGTCTCAGCTTCTTTCATGCCTCTTGATCTTGCAATACCTTCAAGGAATAATAGATTGTCCTTGCCTGTACCAAAACCATTGGCACTGATCCACTTAGCAGTAGGTGGTGTGAACTTTAACCCAGCCACCCTACTATGATTATCAGCAAAACTATATCCTGTAGCGTCACAACTAACGCATCTATTTGGTTTAGCATATGGTGTACCATCCTTCTTTTGTTTCCATGTTTTGCCAGTGCCATTACATATACGGCATTGACTAGCTTTCTGTTTGAATAGCTTACTACTGTACGCATTTACATTACGTTTGTATTCTGCATCAGGCATACGATCATCAAACAATTCTTTCCAGAACTTCTTATCGTGTGGCTTACGACTATATATAACCCATGACAATTGCTCTGGACTGTTGAGGTTAATAGGTCTGTCACCCATTAGCTCTGCAGTCTGCTGCTCAAGTGAAACTGTTAGTTCGTTACGTTCTTGTTCGAACTCTTCTCTAACAGAGTTTAGTGCATTCATATCAACCTTTAACCCACGTTGGTATATACGTGCTAGGTGTACAGCTAACTGATTAGTCAGCTTGATGGTTGGTTCTAGTGTACTGCATCCCTCGTATGATATCCGCAAACGATCATACAATTGCTGTGTAGCATGAAGGTCGGCAGACAAGTACTCTGATAACTCAGCGTGATTCATGTCACGTACTGACTTACCTGCCTTGAGCCACTCCTTCAATGAGTCTTGCTTCTGTGTCTCTAGCATGTAACGTTCTGCACATGCCTCAAGGGATAGTGGTTGCTTCTGACCACGTTGTAATACGTACTCGCCAAGCATAGTATCGAATACGTCACCATCATATGTAAAGCCCGACTCCCACAACCACAGTAGATCATGGGGTGCATTGTGTGCTACAAGCAGACGGGTCTTGTCCAATTTATCTTGAACAATATCCCGCCCATTTGCAGTAGGTGATTGCTCTGAATGATCGAATGTTACAATTGTTTCGTTATCGTTATCATCTAGCATACCCACCATTACTAGTGTGTTCTCAGGCTCGAATGGGTCAAGGTGAAGCTTACCATTTCTTTTTACTACTGTGTTCTCTACATCTAAGGTAAGTATCATACCAACTCCAATCTATCTATCATTCTCCTTTAATGCTTCCCATGAAACAGGAAACAAGTCAAGAAGTTTTTTACTAATCTTATTAGCAACTACTCTTGTTTCATATTGTGTGTCATTCTTGCAACGTAAATTACACATATCAGCAAAGGCATCTAAGCTACCACTCCAATACCACTCAGTCATGGTGGACTGTGGCAGTACCATACGTGCTTGCTCAGGGGCTACTCCAGAAAGTATAAGTTTTTTATAAATGGATATAACATCTTCATCACATTCATGTACTTCATCTAGTATACTTAGATCAGGTACTATACTATCCTTATACACCCCATATTTGTCAGGTTCTTTTTTAAAGACATCCTCTATGTGTTCGAATGTACCATATGAATACATCTTATCTAATTCTAATACACCCTCACTACCCTGCTTCTTATTAACGCTACGCCCACGCCAAATGTCTGGTTTATAAAACTCAGGGTCAATGTCTACATACCTTCTACTAATCTCATTCCAACGTAGAAACTTATGTTTAACTAACTGACGTGCCACAAAGATTGGTGCTTTAATATGAAAGGATGCAAAGCAATGCCCAAAGGGTGACATGTGTCTATGTTCTGCAAGATAGCGTATCAGTTTACTATCTCCATCAAGAAACTTTGTGTGTTTCTTACCAAAGCTAACACGAGCTGCATTAACTACAGACAAGTCACTACCCATGTGATCTATATATGTTGCCTCAATCAACTGCAATCTCCTTTAGTATATCAACAGCTTCTGACTCAGTTATATTAAACCACTCACCATTATCTTGTTTACTCCAAGGTATATTCGCCTTACGTGCTGCAAGTATGTGTGCTGAACGCTCAGACTCACTGCGGTCTTTACAGTATACAGAGTGTACCAACCTGTAGTTACGCATAGGTGAACTTGTTTGGTAGCTACTCAGCCTATCTTCTGCATCAATAGCCATACCTATCTTAATCCAATCAGGCCATGCAGAGTTACTAATTGCATACACATAACCTTCTTTGATTTGTTTATAGTTGTTAAGAGAACCAAAGGCTAGATCACCAAATGATTTGTAGTTACCTGCCTTGTGTAATGGGTGTGACTTAGGTATATACTTACCATTGACCCACATTCTTTGTGGGTTATTACGTGGGTTGTTTTTAGGATTTGTTAAGGCATTACTTCTACGCTTACACTCTTTGCATTTCTTACCTTCAACCTTCTCATGGTTACATACATTACATACAATCATTTATGTTTCTCCCCTAATGCCTCATTCATTCTCTTAACGTACCACTCAGCTTTCTTCATGTCCTCTACACCATTACCTTTGTAACGATACCGATGCTGATACTTGATCATGTTACCATGACAGTAGGCAATGAACCCATCTGTGCCTAACACCTGACGTATATAATCAATACATTCTATACCATCTTGATTGTAATGTGCAGGTCGCTCAACAGGATCAAACACATGATGCTCTTTTATTATCTCAAACTCTTTCCACTTAGCCATTATTATTAATCTCCTGTTGTTCATCAAAGTCATTTGCCAATTCTACGAAGGCATCTGCCAGTGAGTTATGTTTATTTACTAGATCATATACATCACGTAATACATTCTCAAGTAATGCTCTTTGTCTATTCTGTTCCCAGAGATTGAACGCAAGTATTGCAACCAACCCCAGTAACGATACATCTAACCACGTTATCAACATACGTACCTAGCAATCTTGTACTCAAGGTCGGTGTGTACAATGCCATGCCATCCAGATAGTTTGTTCTTAACTACATTGATGTGTCGTTGAATGTCTTCTTCTTCTTGTCCTTCTACAGTTGGGTTCTTACTAATCATAATCATCAAGTCTGCTTCTGCTGCCTTACCTGTACGTGATCCTTCCATCATAGCTTGGTTTAGTACAACCTTACCTTCTGCATCGGCTGATAACTGTGACATGTAGAATATTGCACACTCTTGTTGTTTAGCTATCTGCCTAGCTTGTATTGCATTAGCCTTGAGTGCTTCATCAGGACGTGAGAAACCTGCAGTGCGTGCAAACTTATCACCCATATCAAGTATAACTACGTCAGGTTTGTATGACTTACATACTGACTCAACCCAATTCATATCACGTCCTGTTGCATCTTTGAACATAATGTTCTGACGTATCTTAGCGAAGGTAGCCATAGCATGTGCTTTATTCTTAACAATCTCATGCTTGTCCATACCAGTTGCAGCAGTAATGTATCTGTGTGCTACACGATGGTAGCCTTCTTCATTACATAGCACAACAACCCTAGCACCTTGCCACGCAAACCCATTAGGACCTGCAACAAGTGACGCATGGAAAGAAGTCTTACCAGTATTAGGTCTAGCACCTACTTCAATCAAGTGACCTGCATTAATACCTTCTACCTTACGTGTAAGTACAGGTATGTTGAAAGTCCATTGTGACTCAAGGTCAGTCATAGCAATAATAGTATCAAGATCAATGTCTTCCCACTCAACCTTTAGATTAGGTGTGAAGTCGTCACCATACTGTTCAAGCATTTGACGTAAAGGTTCTAAGCTAGACTTACTACCATTGACATAATCAAAGCCAAGGTTAGCAATGTCCTCACCAATTACTTGTTGGAATAGTTTTGATAACACCTCTTGTGCTACATCACTACCCATTGGTTGTTCTTTGTTTACCTGACGAAACAATGCACTGTATGCTTGACGCTGTGCAGTTGTAAGCGTTGGGTTGTTAGACATAAACAATGCCTCAATCTCAGCAGGTGTAATACTACGCTCGTATGTATTCATGGCTGCATCAATTGCTTGCTTGATCTTGCGAACATCTTTACTAAACAATCTGTCTGGGCAACGTGCGCCCTTGTGATCATCATAGAAATCTTTGTCCATCAAGCTACGTATGAGGGATAGTTCCATATGTTTTATTCTCCTAGTGTTGAAAGGTTAGCCATGTCGGATGGCAGTCTATATTTAAGGTCGTCTTCTAGTCGTAGTACTTTGACATCATCAATGTAACCACGTAAATCTTTTGCAAATTGCAGTGTCTTCGGTAATGCATCGGGGTCTAATGCAACTATGGCTGATGAGAACTGCGACAAGTACTTCTTGTGTCCATTAGATAATGACGTACCCAACACTGCAACCCCGACATATACACCACTCTCACTTACAACGGCAGCACTTACGCAGTCCTCAACAACTACAGCAGTTTTACCACATCCAAATGCATATGGCAAGTCACTCTTACCATATCTCTTCCACTTAGGTATACGTTTTCCAAGTGATCTGCCTGTAGCATCTACCATAACTCCATTGTGTACAACAGGGAACACCACACGATGTTCCTTCACATCATATAATAGACCTAGATGTTGTGCATCAAGACCCCATGTGTCGCAGAAGCTTGCTATGCTTTTGTAGTCTCGTACAAACCACTCAGGTTTTGAGAAACTTATAGCATGTGTCTCTTCTGCAACATGTCCTAATGACTTACGTATATCCTCAGCAGTAAGTGTAGTACGAGTACCACCACTAGCTGTACAACTAGCCTTGTAACAGTTCCATACAATAGAACCCATATTGTTTGTGACAGTAAATGTATTCTTAGTATTACACATAGGACATGTCATACGCTTTGTTTCACCATTAGTAAGTGACAAATCATTTATAATACTAAGTATATTCATTATGTATCACTTTCTATGTTACTCGCTGCACTCGATTGTACACTTACATTTCTCTGTGTCAAGGCATTATTTGCAGAATCATATGTATGTTTCATATATGGTTGCACAGAAGACACATGATTGTGTCCAGTAACAGACATCACTTGCCCAATTGGTACACCTGCATCAACCATTTGTGTTACACCTGTTCTACGTAAGTCCATAAGACGTAACTCTTCTGGTAACTTAGCCAATCTCATGACACGTCTACCCACTTTAGACAGACGTTCCATTGCATATGGTTGGTACTTACCGCCCATAGGTCGTGGGTGTGGTGCTACATACTCTTGAAAGCCAAAGTCATTACGCTGTTCATTCAACATGTGGCATAGATCATCTGATATAGGTAGTGATACATCTGCCCTACGCTTACTCTGCTCTAACTCTAGTCGCTGTGTACGCAAGTCAATGTTCTCCCACTTCAGTGTACGCATGTCACCTAGACGTTGACACCATTCATATGCCATGTGCACAATCAAGCCCACATTCCTGTAGTCAAAATCGCTGTACGAATAATCAAGAAACCTGACAACATCACCATGTGACCATACAACCTTACGCTGTGGCAACGCCTTACGCTTGATGCTAGTCCAAGGATTTTGTGTGGCATGTTCCATGTCAATAGCGTAGTTGTATACCCTACTTGCACATGTTGCAGCATGATTAGCAAAACTAATACCACGCTTAACCCACTCTTCATATGCTTGCTTGGCAACCTTAGTTGTTACACTGTCGTACTTCTTACCACCCATAGTCTGATGAAGTATGGTTAGGAAGTATCTGTAATCCACCTTAGTTGTGTCTCGTAACATATTGAAATCATTAGATTGATAGTAATAGTTAATCAAATCTGTCACCTTACTTGATGGCTTTATCTGCACCACTAATGCTTTTTGTTCACGCCAATGATCAATGTCTGCATTCAACTCCTTCACAATACTACGCACTTCCTTGAGGTCAGTGCCATATTCTTCACGTGCTACCACACCCTCGTCCACTAAGTTCTGCGGCGGATTAAATCTGTAAGAGATCACCCCGTGAGGTGATACTCTCTCTTGTACATATCTAGGTAACTTAGGCATTAAGCTGCATCCAATACACGGAACTGATTACTGCTTACCCACTTGGATACTTCTTGCTCACGTGACCACATGTTGATAGCTTGTGTATCATGCCCCGTGTTACGTAGGTTGAAACCATTACGTTCATCAGCGTAACTAGCGTAGTTAGTGAAGGCAGAATACAATGCAAACTTGTTGTGTCCACGCACACTAGCCTCAGCATTATACAAACTGAACATCTTCTCAGCCTTAGTCTTAGAACTAATGATACTCTCAATCAAATCTTTTACATTGATAAACTTGAGGCTAGTCTCTGCCCACACTTGCATCCTTTTAGCTTGATCAAAGAAGTCAGTACGAGCACGATTTAGTTCATAGATAAAACTATCCATAGTAAAGTTAGATGTGTTTTTCTTACGCACCTTGTCGTGATCACCAGTAATCATGCCGTTAGTACAGAAGAAATCTATAGCACCAAAGAATACTTGGTTACTACATGACCCATCAATACCATGTAAGCTGATGATCCTGTTACCAATCTCAGTCTCAGCTTTGTCAGTTGTAATCTTAGTCTTGATGTTAGGTAGTGTCACGTCAAGCATAGCCCATGCACCATTACGTGCTGTTCTAAACTGATTGACTGCACCATCTAATGCATCAGCACCTAGCTCTTGTGTAGCAGTGTCCATTACACCACGAAAGAAATCACCATGTGCTGCACACTGAAATGTGTTGCCCACAATGCCAAGGTATTCACCTGTATCTTCATTGATAACGTACTTCTTATCGTGCATTTTTGTTGGTTCAAATGCTACTTTGAAGTCTAGGTGATCAGGTATATAAGTCATATTATTCTCCATTTGTTTAAGTATGTGGCAACTGTGCCATGTTTGTATAGTAATGTCAATGCTTTATAATATCAAACCAGTTACATAGCGAACTAATACTGAGAAGGCAAAGCCAATACCTAGCATAGCAAATGCTGTGAATATTACTACGGCTATCGTCATTATAGTTGCGTCACGTTTTTCTTTACGTGCTTGTACTGTTACAGGTTTACTTCTGTAGTATGGTTTGTATTGTGTCATTGTTTTATCTCCTTTGTATTTTATGTGTATTCAAACACTACTTCTTTTATTATAAATAAATGTCCATCAGCTCTCATGATTTCATCTGCGCTAAACAGTCTATCATCTGGGTCTTCATCAAGAGGGTGTGCTATGTATACTGCATAACCTTCTGCATAAGCCCTCAAAGCTTTGGATACGCTATATGTTTGTATTTCATCAGTCATTGTAAAACTCCTTTCAATATGTGTGCTATCACGTCTACAGTCCACCCATTACCGAGCATCTTGTAACGCTGTGTGTTTGATACACCTTCAGTGTACCCATCTGGTATTGTTTGTAAGCGTTCACATTCTAATGGTGTTAGCTTACGCCAAGACATATCCTCAATCAAGATACTGTCCTTAGTTACTGTGGTCAAACAATTAGTCTTATCATCTTCTCTAACTTCAATCATCTGTTTAATTGGTATAGATGTGTCATAGTCTTTACGAGTACCATTAGCATCTAGTCTACGCCCAACCATACGTCCACCCTTCACCAATACTTTAGGCTCTAAGTTACCACCACTTGAGGCACACAGACTAGGTGCTTTACCTTCGGCTGCATACACCCTTCGTACATATCCGTGACCCTTCAAGTCAGCGTCACCTACATGACACATCTGATCATCACTGAATACCAACTGTCTGCGATGCTTCTCAAAGTATGACTTGAGATTACCACCTTTGAAGTAGTTAGCATCAAGACAATGTGACTTAGTTCTGTCAGTCAAACCATCTTCGAGTATATCTTTCAATACTATACCTTTGTCTTCTGGCTGTTGAATACCTTCGATGTTAGTCCAATAGAAACGTTTCCTATTCTGTGCAGACACTAGCGCACTGTTGATTAGGTACTTGTTTACATTAGGCAATGCTTGCTCAGTATGGTACGTGATGTACTCCTCAAAAGCATTCGACATTCTAACATTCTCCATTAGGTACTTAGCATTAGGGTTATGCTCTAGCACATGTTGCATGATGTCTAGTACTACCCAAAACAATTGACCTCGTGGATCACGATCACCTTGCTGTTGACCTGCAACTGACCATGCCTGACAAGGGAAACCTGCTGTAACTAGATCAACTTTAGACCAATCAATATCCCATGATCTCCACTCAGTCATATCACCTACTTGTATAGTGTTAGGATAATTTTTCTGGGTAATTTTAATAGCATGTGGGTCTATCTCACTAGCTATATACGTATCAGCTACCATACCTATTCTTTCACCTGCTATCTGACCACCTGATAAGCCATCACATAGGGATAATTGTGTTCTAATCTTCATTGTTATATTCCTTTACAAATTGTTGTAGCTCTTCAAAGCTATCTGTACTACACAGCCATGAATGATCATCTGATTCACCATTGTAGGTGCTTGCCAATTGAACTATGAAACGTGTAAGCATACCCCAATCTGTACCCCAAATGTTTTTTGCATCAGCCTCACGCACATTTGCATCATGGCTGCCCATCCATATGTGTAGACCATTTACTTGATAGCTTGGTAGTTCATCATTATTGTAGGTTGTACACTTCCATTCTTTTGGTATATCTAAATCAACTAAGTATGTATTCCAATGCATTTTATATTTCCTTTCATGGTTAGTCCAACATTGGACTTATTGAATTGATGGTGGGGTTTCACTTATGTATCCCCATGATGAGTATACCTCATGTACTCTCTCACTACAATCGACAAACTCAACTTGTGAATCAGGTTTGCTACGCATCATCATATGAATAGCAAACTCCGAAGCTGTACGCCAGTCACTGACAGAAGGATACGTATCATCTAACTTAACGATAGTATTCTCACTGTCAATGGCTAACGTGACTTCATATGCCATAACAGGCATACGTTACTCGTCCTCAGTTTTGAATGCAAACTTTAGTGAATACCAAGCTGACTCAATCTTACCTATGTCTGACATGTATAGATCATGTGCTTCTGTAGCCATAGAATATGTGTTACTCAAAACATCTTGAGCTTCTTTGATAGCTTCACGCTGTTCCTTAGACATACTAGCCAATAACTTTTTATTTACCTTATACCTAGCCATACGTTCAGCTTTCCACTGTGCTTGTGTTTTATTTGACATTGTTATTACGCCTCCAATTGTTGTTTGATATCTGCCAACCAAGTGACAAGCATCTTTTGTTGTGTCTTCAATGTAGCACGCTTAGTAGTGTACTTGCTACCTATTAAACCCACAGATTGTAGTACTTGTACCCTATATACGATACGATTAGGATATTCGTTTAAGTCAGATGCAATCTGTTTTATAGTAGACACTCTCCAGTTTTGTAGAATGTAATCATCAACAGACGCATAGTTGTAGGTATGAATACCTGCTTTTGACATGTGTGCTGTGTGCTTCACATATAGTTCTGGGTTAGTGTTCTTTACTAGTGGTTTTGAAATAGTAGTCATTTTATGTTAGCTCCTTATGCTATACGTTTTGGTTTATAATCTGTTATGCCTCTTTGCATATTAGTTTTAATCTTACGTGCTGTTGAACGCTCACGCTTCCAATCATCACGCTTAGGCTTCTTCTTCTTCTTAGTTAGTCCAACATTGGACTTAGTGAACTTAATAAAGTTCTTCATAGTATATTGCATTCATACATTACCTCCCATATGTTATACATTCTACATGAAATTTAGATACGACATTGGCTGTAGTAAGCTTACGATTAGCTTTGTTACCTGCAACATATTCGCACCATGTATTCCACCAATACTTTGAACCTGCACGTTGGGTAAGCACTATGTACTCTTCAACCTTGCGACGTGCAGTCTCTGGCTTCATAGCCTTTGGTGGTGTCTTTACAGTGTTGGGGTTTATACCTAGTCGCTTGACATTGTGGCTATCAATACAAGCTACGTTGAAACCTAGACATTGTGCAAGGAAAGATGCCTTGACCATACCCAAGTTAGGTACTTGCATAAATAACTCAACAACATCAGCACAAGCCTCAACACTGTTGTAACCTTTTGCATCTGCAATCTTGTACATTTCACTACGTAGGTAGTCACCATGCTTGATAAGGTACTTGTAACCTTCATCTTTTTTGCCCCATAAACAATTGGCTTTTATACCATCTATGCTTACTTTTTCCATGCTACCTTTTACTGTGGATAAACCTGCTTGTATCGTTAGCAATACAAACAAGCCAGTGTTTACAAATGCATCTGTACCGCCCCAACGGACAAATGATTTGATTTCTTTTACATCACGACTATACATTACTGTGTTTCCTCTGCACATTCTGGGCATGTGTCAACCATACCATCTGTTTCTTCTTTTATAAAATCACAATCATCACAATCATTACAATTATCTGCGATGAAATTATTTATCATCATGATTGAAACTATTGCTTCAACTGTATCACCTTTACCTTTAGGTGCTTCAATAAACTTTACTATGTTGCTTATCATTGCAGGTATCTGATCAACTGAATCAGGAGTGTTGAACATGTTATTCTTTTTCATTGTATGTAATCCTTTTTATGTGAAGTCCAACGTTGGACTAGTTCCGATGCTTAACAACAAATCAGATAATCAACCTGTTGTCAAGCACTATTTTACTACGTAGTAGTAGTGTTATGATTTGCTGTAGGTTCTCCAACCTGAGTCACTCACAAACTCTACTACATTATTTTTGTTGTCATACACTACATCGACAACAGGTGAAGCACACTTACGCTGTAGCTCAATACGTGCTCGCAGCCGAGCTATGCGATCCGCACGACTAGGCTTTTGCATGGTGTACTGTGTGCTTGTATGCAATTTAAATTTCATTCTACACAATACCTCGACACTGTTGCATGCAATTGCATATCAATCTTGTTACCATAAAACCTGACCCACGTGCGGTCTACACTAGCGTCAACTAGTTCCATAGCATTACTTTCATCTGTTTTTAAGTCTTCGACTTCCCACATAGCTTGCTTAACAGCTTTCTTCATACTTGAAAACATACCAACCAATCCATCTGCAGGTGTATCTACCTTATAAACATACTTCATTTTATTAACCTTTCACAATATTAAGTCCAACATTGGACTAAGATTTCAATATCTGTTTCAAATACGACATTGCATTGTCGTGTATTTCCCACGTGTACCCAAGCTCCTCAATCAATTTGAGTGTGGCAAAGGTAAGCGTAGTAGTACCTGCAATGTGAGCAAACCGCTTGGCATTCTCACATATGGGGTATATCTTCTGCCTACCATACACATCACGCACTTCAATCTTGATAACTTTAAACATGTTATCAGCATCTTTATGGTCACTTAGCATTATACAATACCCCAACTTATAACTGCATCACCATTGTCTGGATTTACCCAAACATCGTAGCCATACTCACGCAATTGTGCCACATCTACAGAATTAGTTTTGTGTGATGAAACACTCAAAGCATTTCTGCCTTCACTTATAGCAAGTTCTAATACGTCTTTAAGATACTTAGTTCTTTTTTCAAACGCAATTGTTACAGCCTTATCAGCATTGATTACTTTAATCATTGTATTAACCTTTCAATAAAAATGGTAGAAATAAAGCACTACCCAAAATAAAACCCATCATTGCACCCATGATTGTGTGCTTGAATGCTTCACGTAGCTGTTCTTGACGCTTACGTTGCCTTGATGTTCTGTATGCCATTTGACATTTCCTTTCACGATTGTAAGTCCAACATTGGACTAGTTAACTTATAAAGTTACACCTAGCTAGGGAGAGAGCCAGATGTAACCTATAAGTAAACTTATATTATGAAGCTTTACTGTGGCGGATTGCTTCAGCAACTGCACTCTGTGCATCTGCCTCAATCGCATCAGCTTCTCTTAGAAGCATCTCTGCAATGTCCATGATGTCCACACCACTGTCATTACAAACCTTGATTAGTTGTTTAAAGATTTCATCTTTACTAAGCTCAACTGGACGTTGTTTAGCTTCGCTAGTTTTAGGTGATGCATCAGCCTTTGGCTTGTCTTTTGTTGATGCTTTATCATCAGTAGATGATGATGCTTGCTTGTTGGCTTTTGACATTGCACTTTGCAATGCTGTAAGTGATGTGAAGCCTTTTTTGCTTTTAGCAATAAACTCACGACATTCAACTTCGTTTTCAACGAACCATTTAGCTTCGCTACGTCTTCTCTTATCAACTATGTTGATGCCACAATCAGCAAGTCTAGTTGACTTGATACGACCACTGTCAGTTTCACTGGTAAGAAGTACCATCAAGTGACCTAAAACAGTGTCAAAACCATCTGCTTTTGTGTGTTCTTTGAACTCACCTGTTTCAAACTTTGTTTTCTTAGCTTTGATTAATTTGTATCTACGAGCTAGGTCTGCACCGATAAGCTCTGGTGTGTTCAAGACCGCTTTGTTTGTGTCAGTGTTAGCGTTG